ATGGATAAACAAATTGAAACTCAAATTAAGAAAATGGCTCCTGGGTTTAACAGAAGTCAAATTGCAGCAATGTTAGGTATTCACAAACAGGAAGTAGATAAAGTATTAGATGCACCTGTTGTTGAAGTGAAAAAAAGTAAAACTGACGATAAATAATTCTATATGAAATTAGAGTTACAAATCCCAGATTATATATCAATTGCTAATTTTCGAAAATTAAATACACTCGAACATCTTTCGGGTTTTGAAAAACTTATCGAAACAGTACATTTGTTTACTGAAATTGATAGGGAAGAAATTAGAAAATGGGACATCAATTCTATTTCTAAAATAGCAACAGATTTATCATCTCCAATTGATGCACAGGAACAATTTTATCCTGTATTGAAATTTAATGATGTAGAATATGGCTATGCTTCTATTAAAAAAATGACATTGGGTGAATACGTTGATTTAGAACGTTTATGTAAAGATCCAATGGAGAATTTAGAAACAATAGCTGCTATTTTGTATAGACCAGTAACCAAAAATAGAATAACATCTCTAGAATACCAAGTAAAAAATGGTATTAAAGTAGCTCGTGGTAAACAAGAAAATCTATTCAAATACTATGAAATAGAAGAATACGATGTAGCTGAAAGAGATATTAGAGCTGATGAATTTAAACACTTTCCATTTCAGTATATAATGGGTGCGTTGGGTTTTTTTTTAGCCAGCGTAACTCTGTCCTTAAACAATACAAAAGTTTATTCAACGGAGCTGGAGAAGAAGTGGATGAAGATAGCGGAGAGACAGTCTCTAAGACATTTAACCAACATTGGGGATGGTTTGCTACAATTTATCAACTCTCAAAATCCGATATCCTTAAAGTCACAGGAGATACTAGTATCACTAAATTAAACTTTATATTCTGTTTAAATTACTTAGGGATTGAAAGTGATTGGAATCAAGAAATGATTAAGGAACAAAAACGTGCAGAACGTGAAGCACGACAAAAAGTAAGATTAAGATAATGGAGGCATGGCTTTACTTAGGATTTATAATCAGTGGAATCATTGCTTTAAAATTAGTAAATAAAAAAAAGTAGTATGTCACAAATGAGGACTTTTAAGCAAACAGTTGATTTATTTGAAACAGCATGTAATTTACATGATTATGTTCAAACATTTGCTTTTGGTAGTTTAGATTATTTAGATACCAGTTCACAAAACGTAAAATATCCTTATGTGTTTTTACGTCCAATGCCTTCACCAGGATTAATAGATAAAGTTAGAACATTAACATTTGAAATGTATTGTTTAGATGTTCCATTATTAGCAACTCAATCTCCTGTAGATTTAATTTCTAGAATGGAGCAAGTATCTTATGATATAGGAAGTTATTTTAATAGAGGACCTTATCAACAAGATATAGAATATCAAATGATTGATATGATACCTATTGCAGAAGCATTTAATGATAGAGCATATGGGTGGATGTCGAACATAAACATTATAGAAGCAGGAATTTGGGATTATTGTAAATTTCCTCAATAAATGGAAAACAACCAAAATTTAACAGCAGTATTAGGTGAATTTGGACAACGTGTTGTTGATCAAATGGTAAATAACTTAATGGACAATCGTTCATTTATTACAGGTGATTTAGCCAAATCTATTGTTAGTGAGGTATTTGAAAACCAACAAATGGTTGTTGTTGCTGTTAATGAATGGTATGGGATTACAGTTGAGGAAGGAATAGGTAGAAAAGCGGGTATGATGCCTCCTATTGCGCCTATCAGGAATTGGATTAAAAGAAGAAATTTAAGACCAAAAGCAGGGGCAACAATAGATCAATTTGCATTTGCAATTGCAAAAAACATTGCTAAAAGAGGTACTAATCCTAAAGCAAGACCATTTGCAGCACCTGCAATACAAGAAGTAAAAAATAATTTTGGGGATATGGCCATTGAAGAAGCAACAGGTAAAGACATTGAAGAATCAGTAGCCATAGCATTTAAACAATCAGCAATAGTATAACATGGCAGCACCTCCTACTCCAACTACACCATCACAATCGCTTTATATTTTAGGGTTACCTGAAGAAAATAATGCAGTGATTAATACTTTGCCTTTAGTATTGTATTCTGAAAATGTAAGAGAACCACAATTCAAATATGTTTTAGATGTATATAACGCTAATGACATGAGTCAGCGATTAACACGTATTAAACTGGCCAGTAATGCTAATTTTAATGGGGGTGTTGGAACAATAGATTTAGCGCCGTTAGTGCGCGATTATTTATCTTATGATAAACCATGGTATACAAGTGGTTCTACATTTACTCAAAATATAAATGCTAACAGATTTAATTTTATAGGAGGAGAAGAATACGCACCAACACCATCTGGTAGTACTGTAGTTAGAGACGGTTTAGGAAATATTGGTGAACCAGCTGTTACATGTTCACAAAACAATTTATTTTTAATTGTTAATGAGTATGATGAGGGTTCTTATGATTGGGATTTTGAGGCATATGCTGGTAGGGTATTATCAAATAACCCAAATAGAGGAAATGATAGAGTAACAGGTGTTGAGAAAAAAGCATCATTTGGTACTCCAATATATGATAATGATTGGGATACACTAACATTTATTGATAACATTTCAGGTTCACAAGCTATTGAATTTAACTCCATTGAAATAACAGTATACTCAGGTTCAACTACAATTGCATATGAAGATATTTTAGTTACAGCATCAGTTGATAATAATCAAAATATGTTAAGATATATAGGTTCAGGACCTAACAATTTAAAAGCAACTAGTAGTAATCTTAGAAATGCATTTTTAACAGGTTCTTGGACATCATATAATGTATATACAGATATAACTGTCAAAAACAATGCTGAAGATAGATTTAGTGATCATTGGTATTACAATGCTGGTTGTCAAAATTATGATAGGGTAAGATTTGCGTTTATTAATAAATTTGGTACTTGGGATTATTATAATATTGATTTACCATTATCAAAACAAACCCAAATTAAACCTAGAAAAACAGTAACTAGAACACATTTCCAATCACAAGATTTATATGCTGTTGATTTTAGTGGAAGTGTTCCTATTTTAGTAGGTGACATATATGATATAAATTCAAGGGGATTAGATAATTACTATGCACAACCATCAGATGAATTTTTAATAGCATCAGATTGGTTAGATGAGGATGAAGCAAATTGGTTAACAGAATTATCTGATTCACCAGATGTTTATGTTCAAATAGGAAAAACATTTCAACCTGTTAATTTAACATCAGTTACTTATAATTGGAAAACCAATAAACGAGGACAAAAAGTATTTAAATACGATATAGAGTATAAATTGTCAAACCAAAGAACAGCTAGATAATGTCAGTACCAACACCAGGAGTAACAATAACACAACAACCTACATCACCAAATGCGGCGTATACCAAATTAATGTATGTAGTGGAAAGTTCGCGTACTAATAATCCACAATTCAAGTATGTAGCTGATTTATACCTTAGTGGTAGTGAAACCAGAATAGCTAGATTTAAAACTCCACTTAATGCTGATGATAAAGGTGTATTTGATTTTTCTGTAGCAATTCAACAACAATTAGGTTATGATAACAATTGGGAAGCATTACCTGCTTTAGAGGCAATTAATTATGCTAAAAAATTTGTAGTAGCATTTGGTGAAGAGTATGGTACTTCTACTTCATCATCTGTTACAGTATATAATGGATTAGAATTTGCTTATGCTGCAGGTGACCCAGAAGTATATTCTACAGGATCATTTATTTTTAAAGGCATAAATGATATGGTGTTAAATAATTCATATAACTTTAATGTTAATAGATTTGACACATCTTCATTTACAGAACCGTCACCATCTGATCCAGCAAGAAATTATGATTATGATGATTTAAGAGGACCTAGATTATCAAACAATCCTATTGGATATGAAAATGAACAAGATGTTACTTATCCAACTCCTATTTCAGCATCAGATTGGGAAACAATTTCATTCTTTACTGAATACCCTAATGGATCAAACTTTGATTATTTAAATTCTTATGTTAAAGTATTTAATAGTGCAGGAACAAAAGTAGGTCAAGAAACATTTCACACACTTACAGGTAGTATTGCAGATAAAATACTTACTTTAGGTGTTGGTCCTCAATCATTTAGAAGTTCTAGTAATAGTGATGTAAATGATTTATTTACTGGAAGTTGGTCACATTATGAAGTTAATGTAGTATTTAGAGGAACTTCAGGTACACTATCATCATCATATTGGTATGTAAATAATGAATTATGTTCATTAGAATTATCTGCGGGTTCAGAATCACCTGTTATACAGTATAATCCTACTTTAAATGGACAAAGATATCCTGTAACAAGATTTGCTTTTATTAATGAATATGGAACTTGGGATTATTATAGCATACCAACACCCATAAAGAAATCAACGAAAATCAAACGGGAAAATAATATAAAAGCATTAGCTGACTATTCGTCTACAACATCAACATTTAACATTAGTAATCGCACTGATCAGCAATACTATGCTTCATTAGATGATAATGTAGAAATAACAACTGAATACATAGATCAGAATACTGCAAATTGGTTAACTGAACTATTTGAATCACCTAATGTATTTGAACAAGTTAAAAATGAAGCATCTGGTACTTATGATTTTGTACCTGTTGTTGTAACAAATAAATCATATATTTGGGACACTGATGGTAGAGAACATTTGTTCCAATACAAAATAAAATATAAAAGAGCAAACCAAAGAAGAAGCAGGTTGTAAAAAACTTGGAGGAGCAAAAGAGAATTCGTAACTTCTGCCCCTCTAGTGCACAAATAAAAATTTGATATGAATAGAGATATTGTACTAAGAGTAGTAAGTGGAAGTGTAACGACTGATTTAGATATTGATTCTAACATCCCCCTTCGTTTAGATATTTCTTCATTAGAAAATGATAAAATTGGTCGAGTGTTTGGAATTGGTTCTCAAACGTTTGATTTACCTGGAACTAAAATAAACAATAAATTCTTCAAGAATGCCAATGATCCAGGTTCAGTTGATACACCTGCTCTTTATGAGTTCTTAAAAGCATATCTCCTACTTGATGGAGACACATTAATTGAAGGAAAATTTTTCCTAAAAGAGGTTATAGCAAGTGATGATGGTTATATTACATACAAATGTCAAATTGTAGATCAAACAATTGACTTTAAAACACAATTAGAGGGTAAATTTATTGCTGAAGCAGATTTTTCAGCATATGATCACACTTATTCAGGTGATGCAATTTTAGATGGATTTAACAATGCATTAGTTAGTGGAAATGTATTTTATCCACTAGCCGATTATGGAACTGATGAATCTATTTTATACCCTACACTTCCCAGAATACAAGTTAATGGGTTTCAAAACTTAATAGGTAATATAGATTGTTCAGGATCAAGAATGGGATTACAACAATGGCAACCAGCAATTAAAGCTAAAAGTGTAGTTGATGTAATGTTTGAACAAGCAGGATACAATTATGTTTCTGATTTTATTACAGATGATGTATTAGATACGTCACCATTTAAGAATTTATTTTTAATGCCTAAATCAAATGAAGAATTAGGCCCTGTTTTAAGTGGTAGTATAGATAATACATTTTTAGCAGTATACAGTTCTGATGATTCATTTCCAGGTGTACCTACTAATAGTTATGCAATATATACTGCTTCATATGATTCGGAACTTAGTGATCCATCAAATAATTATGAAACATCTCCCCAACCCAAATATACTGCACCAACAGCAGGCACATATACACTAAATGCACAAGTAGAATTAACTGATTGTGCTCCTACAGGCCCAGGATCAGGTGTTGTTGCTACACTTGAAGTTCAAGTATTTAATCAATTTGGTACCCTTATTAATATTCTTTCAATGGGTTCTAGAGTATTTACTAATACATTCCCTGCGGCAAATGCTACAATAGGAGGTTCACGAATATTTTCAATGGCTGAGGGTGATTTTTTACTTCCTAAAATTGAATTTTTTAATTATAATACTACATACAATGGTCAAGCATTTAGTGCTGTAAGCGGTTCAGATACCTTTTTACAAATGACTGTAGCACCAAGTGTGTATACTGGTACTACAGTTAAAATGAATGAACAATTTAATGGGGATACTAAAACATCTGATATATTAAAAGGGTTCATAGAACAATTCAATTTAATTTTAACACCAGAATATGGTACTGAAAAAACAATTAGAATTGAAACATTTGATACTTGGATGCAACAAGGTGAAGTAGTTGATTGGACACAAAAATATGATACTGCTAAACGTATCTCAATTAAACATCCTATATCAGAACAAAACAAAACATTACAAATAGGTAATGCTGAGGATGAAGATAGATTTTCTAAATTAGCAAAAGATAATGAACCAAACTTGCAATATGGTACAATTCAAGTTGTTTCATCAAATGAAGTACCAATTGGCACAAGAAAAATTACAACATATTTTGCTCCTACAATTGTAGGTTCACTAATACAATCAGGTTCAGTAACAGAAGAAGGACAACCAACATTTAACCTATCAGGTAATTCAATGTTTATTCCTCATTTATATAAATTTAGTGGAAATAAACAAGAAACATTTGCATTTAAACCTAGATTAGGATATAAATTAGATAATATATCAGCTGGACCTTGTGTTGATAATGTCTTTTATTTTGGTGATTTAGGTGGAACATTATACTCAGCATCTGCTTATTCTACGTTAGCAAATATTTCTGCATTAACATCTTCTACTGATACTCCTATCTATAATTTACATTTTGATACACAATACCCTGATTATACAGCTGTAGGAGGAACATTCCAACAAAATGAATCAAGGTCATTATCAAATTATGAGACATATTGGAATAATTACATTCAAGGATTATATTGGGATGAAGCAAGAAAATTAACATTAGATTTACAATTTAATCCTGAAGAGTATAAAGATATCAAATTAAATAATATCATTGTAATTAAAAATCAAAGATATAGAATAAATAAAATTACAGGATTTAACATAACTTACCCTGATGTTTGCAAAGTTGAATTATTAAAAGAATATCCAGTATACAATGATGTAACTAAGTACGAATCAGATTTAACAGATGATGTTTATTATTATGTAATTAGAGATTGTGACGGTGGTGGAAGTGTTGGAACAACAATACCAACTGGTTCAACCTCAGCATTTACAGGTCCTTCTGGAGACCCAGCATTACCAATTAACACTAGAATATCTGGTTCTTTATTTGGCACACCTCAAAGTACTTATAAAATTTGGGGATATGCTAAAAACGTAACAGGCTTATCAATAAATAGTTTAACTGATTTATCACCATTAAAAGGATGTCCTACAGGAGCATTAGATGTACCATGTGAACAAATAAGACTTACTAATACATTTGTGGGTGATGCATTCCAAGTTATAGGTACAGATTGTGAGGCAACTCCTATTAATTACACAAGAACAACTCCTGGATCAGAAACATTCTGTTTATATAAAAATAGTTGGACTGTTAAATTAATTAATAGTGCTTCGTTCCATGGTGAGGGTAACTGTTTCCCATAATATGAACAATCTATAATTTTGTGAAAAACATATTTATGATTAATTAAAAGACATTCAATGGCGACTACCATTCAGTACAACATAAAAGTAAATGATTCAGATGCGGTAACTAGCATTGCTTCTTTAGAACAAGAATTAGAGGCGGTTAACCAGCAATTGAAACAAGTAGATGTCAATTCTCAGGCATTTTCAGACTTATCAGCCCAATCACAAAAATTAACAGGACAATTAGATCAAGTAAATCAAAAAGTAGAAGGATTTACTGCAGATAAGAAATTTTTAGCTGCTGATGGTGCTATAAAATCATTAACAGGTTCAGTTGCCACTGTTACAGGTGCCTTAGCTTTATTAGGTGTAGAGAATGAAAAATTAGGTAATTTTGAAAGACAAGCTTTAGGTGCAATTGCATTAGGTGTTGGATTAAAAGATTTAGCTGAAGGATATAGACAAATAAAAGAATCAACTATATTAGCAACGGCACAAGCTAAAATATTTGGTAGAGTAACTAAAGCTCAATTAATTGCAACTGGTATTGGAGCATTTGTAGTTGCATTAGGAACTATAATTGCCTATTGGGATGATATTACTGCTGCTATTTCAGGTTCAAATAATGAATTAGAATATCAAAATGATTTATTAACTGAACAAATTACAGAAGGTGATGTTAATTTAGAAATACTAAAACTAAATTTACAAGCTACTGAATTAAGAGGTCAAAGTGATGCAGAAATAGTAAATTTAATAAAACAACAATTACTACTACAACAAACACAGAATCAACAACTAATTGATAATTTAACAGTTCAATTAGAAAACGAACAATCACAAGCACGTCAAGTAACATTTTGGGAACAAATTAAAATTGGTGCTGCTCAAGCCGTTGGTGGTATTTATGGATACGCAACAGCATTAGCAGATGCAGTAAATCCAAATACAGATAAAGCTAAAGAACTACAAGATAAATTAAATGAAGCTCGTAAAAGACAAGCTAACATTGATCTTCAATTAGCACAATTAGCCAATACAGAAGAGCAAAAACGTTTAAAACGAGTTGAAGATAGAAAGAAAGATGCTGCTGACAGAGAAGCGGAAAGACAAGCAGAATTAGATTCTGAAAGAGCTGCAGCACAAGAATATTTTGATATTTTAGAAGAAATTCGACTTGGAGGTATTGTTACTGAAGAGGATCAAAGAGCTGAGGAATTAGCTCAAATGCAATCTTATTATGATGAACTAATTATGATGGCCATTTTATATGGTGAAGAAATTGGTCCATTAATTGAAGCACAACGATATAAAGAAAATGAACTCCAAACTAAGTGGGATCAAATAGATAAAGATAGAGCTGAACGAGCCAAACAAACAGAAATTGATATTGCTACTGCTAAAAAAGTAGGAGTATTAGAAGTTGAAAATGCTAAGTTTGGTTTATTAATGCAATTAGGAGGATTAATTGATCAAATTGGTGGTGAGAATAAAAAAGCAGCAATCGCAGCAGTTATTGTTCAACAAGCAGCCTCTATTGGTCAAATTATAGCTTCTACTGGTATTGCAAATGCAAAAGCAGCAGCAGCCTCTCCATTAACATTTGGTCAACCTTGGGTTACAATAAATACAATATCAGCAGGTTTATCTATTGCATCAGCAATTGCATCTGCTGCTAAAGCAATTTCACAAATCAAATCAGCAGGTGGTAGTTCTTCACCAGCACCAAGACCAGCAGGTGCTTTACCTGGTGGAGGAGCTGGAGGTGGAGGAGCAGCAACTAATCCTTTCCAATCATTCACACCAGAAGGAATATCAGCAGAAGAAACTGCTGCAGCTCAACCACCAATTAGAGCATATGTAATTGCTAGTGATGTTACCTCAACACAAGAGGCAAATGCTAGATTAGATGCTCGAAGAGAAATAGATTAAAAAAAGAAAAATGAAAGTAGTTAAATTAGTAATAGACGAAAATTCAGAACTAGATGGAATAGATGCAGTTGCATTGGTTGCAGAACCAGCAATTGAAGTTGATTTCCAAATGTTCTCAAAACAATATTTTCAATCATTTGATGATTACCCTAAAGCAGCAATAGAAGCAGCTAAACAGGGTATTAAACGTAACGCAGAATCAGGTAATAAATGCGGAACTCAAGTGGGAAAAGTAAGAGCACAACAATTAGCTCAAGGCAAACCTGTCTCGCTTGATACCATTAAAAGAATGAGAGCATTTCTTATTCGTCAAAAAGACAATTATGATTTAGCTATAAAGAGAAAAGATTATAATGCATGTGGTTATATATCTTATCTATTATGGGGTGGACCTGCAGCATTACCTTGGGCTGAGAAAAAATTAAGACAAGCAGGATTATTGGAAGAAGCAAATGAAGAAATCATTCGAGATGAAATGACTAAATTTGTTGATGCCGCTGGTGGTTTTAGTGTTGGAGATTATGTTAGTTGGACATTTGCAGGTAGAGGAAAAGATGCTGATAGAGGTAGAGGACAAATAACTGATATTAGAGTATCAGGTACTGTTAAAATACCAGGTAGTGATTTTGAATTTAAACCTACAAAGGAAAGACCATTAGCACTAATTAAAACTAGACAAGGTAAAACAGTAGGACAATATACTGAAAATTTACGCAAAATTCAAAAACCAGAAGGTTTTGCTATAGAATATATCGATAATGTTCCTGTATTTGAAGATTCAGATACTGCAATTCAAGTATCTAAAATGATAGGATGTGGTGGTCAAGTTCATGAGCATTTAGTAGGTGGTAAAACACTTTATATGCCATGTTTAAAGCATAGTGAAGCCATTGCAAAATTAAAGAATAAAAACGAGGAACAATTCGAACAAAAATATTTCGACGATTTATCTGATGATAAAAAAGAACAGTTGTTATCCAAATTAAATTTAGTTGGTCTAGATGCTACATCATTGTTAAATGAAGGATGGATTGAAGTAGAAGAAGATCAATTTAACAATTATTTATTTGCTACAATTGTATCTGATCCAGATAAAGGTAGTCTACAAGATACTTTAGAATACAGAGTATTATATAAATACGAAGGACCTAGAGATAGTAAAAATAGAGATTTTTGTAGAGAATTATTAAGTAAAGATTTATTATTTAGAATTGAAGACATTAACAATATGTCTTTACAAGGTGCAAATGAAGAATTTAGTACATATGATATCTTTACATACAAAGGCAGCTATAATTGTCGTCACAGATGGGTTCAAAAATTCTATAAAAAAGACAAATCAGTAAGTGATCAAGGTAGAGCAGCACAAGTAATTGAAAATATATTAGGTGGACCTCGTGCACAAGAAGCAGCACAAACAAACCCTAAATCAAGAACACAAGCAGAAGTAGAAGCAGGTGTACCAGCAGGTCAATTTGAATTTGCACAGCAACTAAAAGAACAAAAACTAGTAGCTGGCCCATTAATGATTGCAGATAAATTAATTCCACGTATTGATGAAAATGGGGAAAAGTATTATGTTTTCTTTGATGCAGAAGGCATTAAAAAATTATCTTATAAATTAATGAGAAATAAACTCATTGATTCTGTAAACATAGAACATGACCCAGATAGAAAAGTAGACGATATAACATTAGTTGAAACATGGTTAGTTGAAGATTCAGAACAAGATAAATCTAATCTATACGGATACAATTTACCTAAAGGTTCATGGTTTGGTATTTACAAAGTCAACAATGAGGATGTTTGGGAAAATTACATTAAGACAGGAAAAGTAGCTGGTTTTAGTATTGAAGGTCTATTTAGCGATAAAGTTATTATGGCAAATTCTGAAATAAAAGAAGAATTTGTTACTAAAAAACCTTACGAACGTAAAGATGATTATATGGCTCGTTGTGTACCATTTTTAATTAAAAACGAAGGCTATGATGCTGATCAAGCAACGGCAATTTGTTCAACTGATTATGATAAACAATAATGAAAGATTTAACACAATTTAATTTAATAAATGCCTCTGCTTTATTTGGAGGAATTACCTTAGCTAATGTAGAAATGATACTAGGAATTATAGTATTGATATCAGCCTTAGTTTATAACATAGTTAAAATAAATAAAGAGCTAAATAAGAAAAATTAAATCACAAAAACACAAACAAATAGCGTAACATATATTGAAGAAAACCAGTGCACTTTGTGATTAGAAAAGGGAACCATTAGGTTCCCTTCTCAAACGAATATAAATAAATAGTTATTAATAAGCAGCTAAGGCAGAAATTGCTGCTACTAATATAAACTAAATATACGAAATGGATTTTAGGTAGCCAAATTTTATAACATATAATTTATAGATTCTTTAATATCTTTTAGTTTTAAATATTTTTTAATACCCACCATTGTATCACCACTGTTGTTTACAATTACAAGTGATTTTTTATCTGAAACAATTTTATAATTTTCACGCTCAATTGTAATATTTGATTTATTACTTTTTAACATTTCTAAATCATTATAAAAAGATTCTACTTGATCTTTAGAAGTTAAAACAAGAGCATTACTAATTTGGCTATAAACGTGAATACCATTCATGTGTAATTCATTACGAATACCCATGTTTGATTGGTCTGACCAATTCATCACCCAAACATTATCTTCAACTGTTAAATAACCATTATAACCAGAATAATCTTGTGAAAATCCAATGGTTGAAACTAATAAACTAAATACTAATACTACTTTTTTCATGTTTTTTATCATCATTTACTCTGTAAATGTACGAACTTTCTCCTGGGTATCCAAATCTTTTCTATAGAATTTACCGAGAATATTATCGTTTATATATTCATTATTCTCTAACACTTCGTTAGTAAATAAGTATTTGCATTCAAAGTAAGTAAGTAGCTTTTTTGTAGGTACAAATTGTAATATCTCTCTACTGAATTCGTCTTGTTTACCTTCTTTAATTAATTGTTTTATTTCTTGATGTGAACCAAAATAAGTTAGCCAATCAGATTCTTTAACAACTTTACGTTTACGTTTCATACCTTTTAAAGGAGGTAGTGTACGATTAAATTGAAGTACTTTTTTTCCTAGGTATTTTTTTCCTGTAGGAATATGTGTTACCTCGTAGATAAATCCGTAAGTACCTTCTGGCATATCTTTTACTGATAAAATTACTTGGTCTTTATATATCCAAGTTGGTTGAGTTTTTACTTCCACTTTTGATTAAGAGTTGGTTGCAATTGCTTAATTAACTTAGCTTCTAATTTTTTGCGCTGTGTTTCATCATCTACTTCCTTATATAGGAAAAAATCTAATTCATGTCTATCTAACTCTCCGTTTGTGATTAATTTAGATATTGGACTGTTAGTATTAACACTAAAGTGTTTACCATACACACGTTCATACACTTGACTGCTTTCTCCAACGTACAATAATTCTTTAGTGTGTTTATGAAAAATAAAATAAATACCAGAGGGGATAGATTTTTTAAATTTTTTAATCCGTATTAAATGCGCTTTAAAATTTTTAGCATACCATTCAGGATAACGTTTCTTTTCGTATTTTAGCTTACAATCGGTACAAATGTAGGATTGAATTTTAAATTGTGATTCATAAATGTTAACACCTGGTATTAAATCTTCATCACATTTTCTACAACATTTAACAACAGAACCTTTTTGTTTGATATAATTTCTCATAATATAGTTTTTTTACGTTCATAAATATATGAAAAAACATCAAGCCATCCAAATACTTTTGATAAATAAGAAATAAAACATATTTACAAACGGTTCTATTCTAGAGGAGTAGAACTTAATTAAATTATAATTCTCAAATTTTCAAAATTATGACTAAAAGTGAATTAAAGGAATTCGTTAAAAGACATTTTAA